AGAAGGGAGGAGTTTCCGTATTATGTGCAAGGATACTCCAATATGAATCCATCAAAAAAAGGAGAGATGACAGCTGAGCAATTCATAAATAATCTGCAGGCTACTATGGAATTCCATGCACTATCAAAAAAACATCTTCAGTTGAAGTGAATATAAATTCTCAAAATATAGACAAAGCAGAGGAAACCCTACAATTAGCATATAAGGACTTAATAGCATTTGGAAAGTTGTTCTTGCCAGACGATTTTTTAAGGTCTGAAACCCCACCATTCCATTACGAGATGGCAGATAAAATAGATGATATGAATGTTAAGCAATTAGCTATTATATTACCTAGAGGACATGGGAAGACTGTTTTAACAAAAGCAAGCATATTAAAAGATTTCCTCTTTTGCCCAAAAGATGATATGCACTTTTATGCTTGGGTGGCTGCTACTCAGAAACTTTCAGTAGGCAATATGGATTACATTAAACATCATTTGGAGTTTAATGATAGTATTAAGTATTACTTTGGGAAACTAAGGGGGAGAAAATGGACAGAAGAAGACATAGAGCTAACAAATGGATGTAAACTCATATCTAAGAGCAATGTTGCAGGAATCAGGGGAGGTGCTAAACTCCATAAAAGATATGACCTTATTGTCCTTGATGACTTTGAGCACGAAGCAAATACTATCACCAGAGAAGCGAGAGACAAAAATGCGAATCTGGTCACTGCTGTCGTTTATCCTGCGATTGAGCCTCATACTGGGCGCTTGCGCGTTAATGGCACTCCCGTACATTACGACTCTTTTATTAATAATCTTATTATCAATTATGAACGCTCTCGTTCAGACAATAAGAACTTTGCGTGGGAATTAATTACACATAAGGCGATACTCCCTTCTGGAGAAGCATTATGGTCTTCATTTTTTCCATTATCTAAACTAGAAGAAAAAAAGAAATTTTATAGAGACTCAGGGCAGGCTTCCAAGTTCTATCAAGAATATATGATGGAAGTGCAGAGTGCCGAAGATGCTCTATTTACAAGAGATGATATTAAATATTGGAAAGGATACTATGACTATGATGCAGAAGAAAATCAAAACTATCTTGTTATTAGTGGTGAGAGAGTTCCAGTTAATACTTTCATTGGGTGTGACCCTGCTACAGATATTGATACCAAAGAATCAGATTTTAGTGTTATTATGTGTATTGCTATTGATGTCGATAATAATCTTTATGCTTTAGAGTATGAACGACACAGGTCAATTCCGACAATCGGAGGCAAAGATGTTCATGGGAACTATACAAATAAAAAGGGCGTTGTAGACTACATACTCGAAATGCATCAGAAATACCATTGTATATCAAGCACAGTTGAAGATGTAGCTATGAATAGGTCTATATTCCAAGCTCTTAATGAGGAACGCAGAAGACTAAATAAGTTTGATGTTGCAGTCATTCCAGAGAAACCAGGAGGCAGAAATAAGATTAATCGTGTGTATTCTGGTCTTTCTGGTCGTTTTAGTACTGGAACTGTGTATTTAAAGGAAAATATGTTTGATTTAACCAACGAAATTGTTACATTTGGACCAAGAATGGCTCATGATGATACCATTGAGACGCTTTATTATGCAAATTTGCACTCGTTTCCTCCTCATATGAAGATGAACGAGAAAGATGGTGAATGGTATAAGCCTAAGAAAAGAGCAAAAAACTGGATAGTAGCATAGGAGGTCATTATGCCATATGGAGATGATAAAAAGAAATTATTTAAAGCAGCTGTAAGAGTTGCTAAAGACCCGCCAAGTCCAAATGAAAGACTTGCGGGAATATTGTATGAGTTAGGAGTAAGGATACCAAAAAATGAAACAAGACAACCCATCCCCACAAAACCAATTAGACCCAGCAAGACCAGATAACGCTTCCTTAGAGACTAGAGCTTCTTTAAACTTTCCTGCTGGTGGTAAGAATAAATCAGTATGGCAATCAATGGTTGATTCCTCTGGATTCGCATCAAGGCACCCAGGGTTCTTTTCTGGAAGACCTTCAAACTTAATGGACAAGTATGGCAAGAGAAAGTAAAAGGAAAAAAGCTGAACAAATAAAGACCCTTTGGGATAGAGCTAATTCAGCGTCTCGTATTAAATGGCAGACTGTTGCTCAGAAATGCTATGATTTTTTCTTAAATGACCAACTTTCAAAGGGGGAAGTAGATACATTAGAAGAATCTGGGATGCCTACATTTGTTATCAATAGAGTTACTCCAGTAATTGAGATGATGAAATTTTTTGTAACAGCAAAGAATCCAAGATGGCAGGCTGTTGCAGCTGAGGGAAGCGATAGTGATATAGCTGCTGTTCATGCTGATTTAGCTGATTATTGTTGGCATCTATCTAATGGTCGTTCTGTATATTCGCAAGTGGCTCAAGACGCTCTTGTCAAAGGAGTAGGGTATTTTCTAATAGAAGTAGACCCTGATATGGATAGAGGATTAGGCGAAGTTGTATTTAAACATATAGAGCCATTTAATGTCTATGTAGACCCAATGAGTAGAGATTTTCTATTTAGAGATGCTACATATATCATGGTTAAAAAGGATTTATCAAAATCTCAATTAAAAGAGTTGCTTCCAGAGTTTAAAAATGTTATCAATAAAGTGAATGGGAATTCTACAATATCTGAGTATTCTCAAAGAGATACATCTTTAAGTCCAACAATTCAAGCTTCAGATATGGGGACTCATGAATCATGGGATACAGAGGGTAAAGAAGATGAGGTTGTTTCATATTTTGAATGTTACTCCAAAATTAAAGTTCCATTTAGGAATGTTTTTGTTAAGATTCCTCCTAGCAATAAAGAATTAGAAATGATACAGGCTCAAGTTAATGAGCAAATGGAGCAAATAGCAGAAGAACAACAAGTTCTATTCCTTGAGCAGTCTCAAGAGATAAGAGATGCAGTTGATAGAGGTGAGATAATTGAGGAAAGAGCTCAGATTGAATTAAAGAAACTAACTGAGCAAATGGAACAACAAATGCAACAGGTTCAACAGCAAATGCAATCTAAACTCATGGAGGCTAAGTCAAGAACTGAAAATAAGATTGTAACAGATGATGAATTCAAGGTACTAATGGAAGACCCTGTATTTAAAGAGAATCTTTTAGATGCTATAAAATTTTATGAGACAAGAATAAAGGTTTCAGTATCTCTTGCTGGTGAAAGATTACTTTATGAATCAGTATTACCGATACAAGATTATCCAATTATTCCTATTGCATACACATATACGGGAACACCATTTCCTATGAGTGCTGTCGCTCCTCTTATTGGTAAACAACAAGAATTAAATAAAGCTCATCAGATTATGTTACATAATGCTAACTTAGCATCTAATCTGAGATGGATGTATGAAGAAGGTTCTGTACCAGAAGAAGAATGGGAGCAATATTCAAGTTCCCCAGGTGCATTGTTAAAATACAGACAGGGGTTTTCTCCTCCTACTCCAGTAAATCCAGCTCCAATAAATAATGCATTTTTTACTATTGTTCAACAAGGTAAACAGGATATGGAGTATATGTCTGGGATATATTCTTCTATGCAGGGAGGTCAAGAGCAGCAGCATGATACTTATAGAGGTATGTTAGCTGTAGATGAATATGGGACAAGAAGAATAAAAGCATGGATGCAGACAATAGTAGAGCCATCTCTTGAACATCTTGGTAAGGTTTTTAAAGACATGGCTCAGGCAGTTTATCAGGCTCATAAAGTTTTTAGAGTAGTCCAACCAGGAGCTGAAGAAGGAGAGCCTAAGAGAACTGAAATGAATATTCCAATGTATGATGATTATGGAAAGGCAATGGAGAAATGGAATGATTACTCAGCGTCACAATTTGATATAAGAATTGTTGGAGGCTCAACTCTTCCAATAAACAGATGGGCTCTTCTTGAAGAATACTTTAGATGGTTCCAGTCTGGGCTAATAGATGATATTGCTATGTTAGGACAAACTGATATAAGAGGTAAAGAGAGTATTATGAAAAGGAAATCAGTATATTCTCAATTAAAGGCACAAGTTGGACAGTTAGAAGAAGCATTAAAACAGAAGATTGGAGATAATGAAACATTGAGTAGACAGATTATACAGGCTGGAATTAAAGATAAGGTTAATACAGCTGACAAGACAATACAGAAAGATGTATCAACGACAGAAGCTCAGCAGAAGATGTTGAGGGGATTTATGCAAAAAGAATTTGATATGGCTAAGAAGGATTTAAATAGGGAGATGACCACTGCTGTAGCAAATTTTAAAGCTGGATTAAAACAATCGCAGCAGAAAAAAGATTAACACTTAATGAATAATTGTTAATAAATTAACAAGGAGAATTAATATGGAAAAAACATTAGAAACAGATAACTTGTTAGACGATAGCAATCCTGTTGCTGATGATGGCTTAACAGCCTCAGAAGGAGATACTGACGACTTTTTTACATCATTGGATAATGATGTAAATAGTCTTTTAGTGGATGGAGTTAACAATCCTCCACAAGAACGGTCGGAAACTCAAGTAGATACGACTGATGTAGATAATGATTTATCTACACTTCAAAAAAGGTATACAGACTCAAGCCGTGAAGCAAAACGCCTTAACCAGCGTGTTCAACAGCTTGAACAGTTTGAACCTCTTTTGGATGCGTTTAAAAAAGACCCTCAATTGGTTAGTCATGTGAAGGACTATTTTGAGGGTGGGGGTCAACCTCCTAAAAGTATCAAGGAAAATCTTGGGTTGCAAGATGACTTCATGTTTGACGCTGATGAAGCAATGTCAAATACGGATTCAGATTCAGCAAAACTATTTGGTGCTACTGTTGATGGTATAGTCAATCGTAGGTTACAACAAATGGGGAATATTCAATCTAGAAAGGATGCTCAGGTTAGAGAGATAAGAGAATTTCAAACGAAATTCCCTGATGTTACTGAAAGTGAATATAATGATTTAATTCAGTACGCTAAAGATAAGCCATTAAAACTGGAAGATATCTATTATCTCAAAAATCGTGGTAACCGAGATGTGAATGTTGCTAATTCTGCGAAAGAAGAAGTTAGACAGCAA